GCACACAGATTACCATTTAAGGGTGGGTACCGTATACATAAGGATGACCTGATTTCTTTTTTGGAGGGACTTCGACTTGCAAAATAAATATTTAGAAAACTATTTCCCGAATACTGTTCGTCAGACAACCCCATTGGGTCGAGCTTACAAAGACCTTACTGATGACAGTGACCATCCATTCCTTGCCCTCTCTGTCACCACAATACTCGGATTGACGTTGGCAAAGGGCATAGGGTTTGACCAGTGGCTAAAAAACAATGGTCGATTCAGTGATTGGATCAGGGATTATAAAGCTCATATGGGTACAGCCGTTCATATTATGTGTGAAGACCTTTACAATGGTAAGGAAGTCTCTCTCTCCGACATCCAATACCAGATTCAGCGTCACCTCACTAAGCAAGACATTGCTGAGGGGGGTGGACACGCTAAGGTGGAACGCACCGTTAGGCTGTACCTTGAGAGCTTTCTCAAGTTTTATGAAGACAATGAGATGACCACGTGGAAAACTGAATTACAATTATTTGATAGTAGGGTTCCCTATGCTGGCACCGTTGATTGGGTTGGAAAACTCAATGGTGAGCCCAGCATATTAGACATTAAGACAGGCGCAGAGGTAGACAGCCACGAGTACCAGCTTATTGCCTACGGCTTGTTGCATAACTATATGTTCCCCAAGAATAAGATCAAAAAATTATACACCTTATACATAAAGAGTGGGTACAGGATTAAGCCAACCTATAAGCTGGCTGAGGTTAGCTGGGATTTAAGTGAGGACTGGAGACGGATTCTCAGGCTTGCACTTAGTATCCATGGTAAGAAGGGGATATGGAAATTTCCCAAGAGGTTTGAGCCTCGAAAGACTTTCAAACTAACAGAAGGAGCTAATAATGGCTAAAAAACAGTACAACAGAGTAATGAGTGGTGGGTTGTGGAAATCGGATGGTGATAACCCCGAGATTGTGCTTAGTGGAAACGTACAAATGGCAAGTGAGATAGAAAGACTGAAAAAGGCTGGTGAAAAAGAGCCCTATTCAAAGGCTGAAAGATACTCAGCAACCGTTTTTAAAAATGCGGATGCTACAGGTAAACAGCCTGAGTTTAATTTGGTTATTTCAGAGGTACGAGGAGAGGACGACGGGTTACCCTTCTAGGATGACCTTTAATGAGTTATGCGAGATGACTGCTGATATGACAGTGGATCAAACAATCGAATTGTATTCACAACATTCCGATAAGGACTGCATTGCCTGTTGTGGTGGTGGTCACTCGTATGACTTTGTTGAAAATTATGTCGAGCCCTGCTGGTGTCTAAAAGTGGACTATAACTAAAACAAAAGACATGTAATGCAGAAAAGATATAACAATTGAAACATACCAACCAAGCCAGCGCACATGAATATTGATTTATCCTTTTCAGAGTGTTTAAACGGGGCGAATGTGGGAACGCTACGCCATCTAGAGTCGATCTTTAGAGGACGAACTAGTCGATTCCCCCACAAATTCCCAGAGCAAGGACTATTATATCATCAGCAAGGTGCAATTGCCGAGCTGGCCTTCGCAAAGCTCAGTGATTGCTACTGGGCACAGCACGTCAACAGATTTCACGAAGAAGATTTAAGAGGTATTGAGGTGCGCTTTTCCAATCGAGACGACACTAAGGTTAGACCTGATGATCATAATATATGGATCGTATCTATGGGAGGGGAACTGCCCACCTATAAGTACAAGGGTTGTATATATAGTGAAGAGGCTAAACGACCTGAATGGGAGAAAGATTTTGGTGGGTACGGTAAGCCCGCATTTTTTGTACCCAACGAATATTTAGACAGTGATCTTCCCCCTACATATAAAGAGGAGGCACTGCCATGAAGTCTAGGGCATTTGAAGGAATATGGATTCCGGCTGAGGTTATGAGGTGTGAGGATATGACCATCCACCAAAAGCTGGTGTTCAGTATGGTCTCAAATCTGTCCACTGACTCTGAGCCCTGCTATGCCAGTAACCAGTACATCGGCAAGATACTTGGGATTCACCCCACCCGTGTTAGTGTTCATATTAACAACCTAAAAAAACTTGGATTTATTAAGGTTCTTATGGAGCGGGATAAGAAGGCTCATGTCACCAAACGACTTTTATACCCAATAGCTGAAATGCGCTTTCGCATAGCCCCCCTAAGCGGAACCGCTAACGGGGTCTCAGACGGAAACCTAATTAGCGGAACCGCTAAAGAGATAATAAAGAGTTATAATAAAGAATATAATAAAGATACAGATAATTCAATTAAGATAATTAAGGATAGGGAAGGTGATGAAGCCTTTGAATTATTTTGGAAAACTATTCCATCCATTAGAAGGATAAATAAGCCTCTCACCAAAAAACATTGGCAGGAGGCAGTACATAAGGAAAGCGTGGGGAAGATACAGGGGGCGATGGAGCTTTTCGTCGAGCGGGTTGAACCACAATTTATAAAGACCAGCTACAACTGGCTTAAGGAGGAGAGATGGAAGGCCGTCCCTCCCAAACAGGAAAAAGTAAGGAAGGGGTTTGAGTATGTCTAATGAAGATTTATTGACCACCATGTTTGCAGTTCATGGGAAGAGGGCGATGGATGCACAGTTTAATGAGTACCTAAAGATATTTGACAGGCTGGGGAATGAAAAAGCAAAAAAAATATTCCAGCACGTTAGAGACCATGAGGATCGGTTCCCAACAATTAAACAGTTATGGGGCATTGTTAATTCCCTTGGCCTAACAAACAAAACCCCATCCCACCTAAGAGTTTATGATGACTGCTACTATTGTGGAGGGGTAGGGTATGTGCCTTTCCTGATTAGCCCCAAGAGAGACAAGAGGGTAAATAATTATAACACGGAAATGTATGCGTGCAAGTGCAGTGCGGGGCAAGATGTCCCTGATAGTATGAAAAGATATTTTGAGACATTCAAGGAATTACAATTTGATGAGGTGATTGATGGGCACAACTATCCCCAGCTTATCACAAGAAAGCAACAAAACTTTTCAGACCAACTGCACAAGGAGAATAACTATGTCGCAGATACCAACCCAAAAACAAATCAGAGACACACTAGCACACTGGACAATGGAAACCTTAGAAAAGAACTTAAGACGATTACAGAGAGAAATTTTGAGGCTAAAGCTAGGTAAAGGAAGTCAAACTGTTATACAGCACCTCCAACAAGAGTTCGACAATACAAAGGGAACACTAGATGCATTTCAGGAAAAAAGGGAGAATCAAGAGAACGTGGACGGACAACCTATTCAGCAGATACATCAGAGAGAGGGCTGACTGGAAGTGTCAGCACCCCGACTGCGATAAGACGTTCGATAAGAATGATAGTAAGCAGGCTCGAAAGTTGCATTGTTGTCATATTGGTTATGGTCGTGGGCATATTCCTACTCGTTGGAATGAGTATAACTGCCTTGCTCTTTGTATGTATCACCATGATTGGGTTGATCAGCATCCTTTCCTTGCTCTTAGCTTATTGCATAAACATTTTTCCATGGTTGAAATCTTATTTGTCAAGGATCAATATTCAGACAAAATGATTCGCAGAATTAATAAAAAATTTGAGAAGAAGGAACGAGAGAGAATTAAAGGATTAATGAAGGAACTACAGAATGGATAAGTACGAACTGCCCGAAGGGGGTTATGAGGTGTTACTGCTTGCCCTACAGATATTTGAAAAGTACGGATACAAATATCCCAGCATCGTAAATGAAGAACACTACGTTGTGGCAAATAAGATTGCCCGTGAATTATTGCTACTGGGAGCGAATGATGACCGAACTAACAAGTGAACACAAAACACTACTGTCCAACATGATCACAGTCAGAAATAAATACAGAAAGATGATCCTTGAGAAAGTTCTAAAGGATCAAGACATAAGCAGAGTGACTCAACGATTAAAAGCAGTGGAAAAACAACTATGTCAGATAAAAGAAAGTGGAATGAAGGAGATAGCATCCAGTGGGTGATAGACCAAATGACCAAAAGTGTCGTTCAGGAAGTAAAACCTGACGGCTATGCAAATATAAATTATGACAAAAACTTGGGAGACAAGCATCTCGTATGGTGTGGCAGATGCGGATACGTATATGACCAACTCTACGGGGACAGCTATCCCAATTTCCCTAAATTTGGAAAGGAAAGAAAAGATCATGAGCAAAGAGAAAATTGTTACGACAGAGAACCCTGACGTGGCTGACGTGACTGATGTGATGCTTAGAGAATACCCAACCCTAATGAACAGCGTCAAGACTCATATGAATGAGTGCTTTCGGCTAATGGCTAGAAAGCAGAGGATGTATGGGATGGGGAATATTGGGATGAACGGCAATCAAAAGCTGGCGCTATTGGGCGTAGCTATCCGACTAAACGACAAGATACAGCGATTGCTAAATATGTTGGAAAAAGATTTGGTCGACAATGAGGAGAGTTTAATTGACACGGCGCAGGATATTACTAACTACGGCGCCATTCTAAATACGGTGCTAAAGGATGAGTGGAAAAAATGAAGGTCTATTTCGACGGAGAAGAACAAAATACAGAAAAGATGATGCCTTTAAGAAAAGGAGGGG